TAGCTCAGCTGGGAGAGCGCTACGCTGGCAGGGTGAACGACATAACCCGAAGCAAACAGACGTTCTCTGATAAAGACTGATTTAATAAGATTCTATGATGAGCCTTTCTGAATAAATATTTTCATTTCTGAACAAAACTGAAAGGGTTGGTCCCCAATCCGTCCCCATAAAAAAACAGACCATGCAGGGTCTGTTTTAATTTTGCCTATACGTTTAGAGAAGTTGTGTTTCGATCGATCATCGTCGTGTTTCGATCGATTTTTTGTATTTCTATCGATGTCGTGTTTCGATCAGTTGCAATAGTGTACACTCCTGCAGCTGCAATCACAGTAAGAGCAATCATCGTAAAACCCTTCTTAAAACTCATACAAACAATCCCCTCTCTGAATTTTGAGTTGTGTTTCTAATACCTTTTGATAAGCAGCTGTTGCTTCTTCAAATTGACCTTGTTTCCCATACTCATCTGCATACACTATATAGCATGCCTCAGCGTAAGCGAAAAGCTGTTTCTGTTCTAGATACTGAAACACTTCGGCCAGCTGCTCCTCATTTATATTATTAACATAAACCGCTTCTAAGAAGGTAAATAGATTTTCATAAAGCTTATTAGGGGCATCCTCAAGTATATTAGTTCCTTGTTTTAAAGATGCTTCTCCTTCTTTAAATCTTCCTGCTTTAAATTGCGTACAGCTAATCGCAAAATACAATTTGGTAAGAAGCTCCGAATCATCATCTGCCTTTTGAATAGCCTTCTCAAAATAATTGATAGCTTCATCCCATTGACCGTCTCTATCAAATGTATGGCCAATGTTCAAAAAGGCTTTAGTTAGAATTTTTTGATCACCAATTTCCTCTGCTATTTTAATTGCATTCTTTAGATGAGGAATTGATTTATCGTGTCGAGCCAAATCATCATAATTTCCTGCTATGACAAACAAACATTGAATTTTTCTTACTTTATACAGATCATATTGATCGTAGATTTCCAGAGCTTTTAAAATATGATGCATGGAAACATGGGTTTGTTTCATAATATAGTAGGCTTCAGCCACCTTGAAGTGAAACTCGGCTTGTTCAATATCATCTATAACTAGCGTAAGTTGTTTCTCCGCCATTTTATAGTATTGAATGGCCTGTACATATTCTTTTATACTGAACTCGTACATCCCACGAAAAAAAGCGTTGTAATACTGCAGCATGCCGGATAATTTATGATTTGAGTTTTCTATTTTATCTACTAAGTCTGCAATGGATAAAGAGCGCTGGTCTGAGGGTTTAATATAATCAAGCATAAGCTGATGACGAAAGCACATCAATTGATAGTAAATCAGTAAATCCTGGTCTTCTTCCATTCGTTCAATTTCTTGTTCTACCTCAGCTTTCAAAATCTCTGCATCTGGTACACTAAATTGACGAATCATTTTATACCATTCATTTATTTTCACACCAACATGTGAAGAAAGAACCTTCTCCATCCCCTTACTCCCCTTCCACAAAATTCCCTTATATTACATATATTATTACATACAGGAATTTACAAAGCACCGAAAAGAAACCGCAAAAAAGAGCAAAAAAAAGAGCTCCTGTAAAGGAGCCATGTGAGTAATACATGAGTAATAGTGGTTTGATAAAGAAGTAAATCATTGAAATATACGAATTTTTTAATCCCCGTTTCCGCGGGTAAACCGTATATAAATTTATTATAACTCAAACTTAGACACAGAACAAACATTCGGTTATAATTCGAATGAGGTGATATTGGTGTGGGATGAAAGAAAAGATCAAAATAGATGGCAGATGAAATTTATTCTGCCGGAACACAACGAAGCGCTAAGGCAGCTTCATCTTGCAAAACATAAGATCGAGCGGCCAACATTAAGCCCAGAACAGATTGAAGAATTTGAATATACAATAGCGACTGCTATGAGCGAAGACTCGACTCTGAATTTCGAGCTATTTGATGATGGGTTTGTTCGAGAGGTATCGGGACAAGTTGTATACGTGGACCATATAAAGAAACTGTTTCATGTAAAAGATAGCCGTTCTGATACAAATTTAATAAAATTTGCAGATATACTTAATGTAAAAACACTTTAAACAAAAAAGCCCCCATCCATTAAGGACAGGGGCTAATTTCTTTTCCTGTAGTCATATCTATAGATTTTTATTTTAATAGTTTTTCGAGAGCGGCTTTTGTCTTCGGTCCGTATATGCCATCAGGTGTTAAGCCATTCATGAGCTGGAATCGCTTGACTGCATTCGCAGTCTTGGCTCCATAGTAGCCATCAATACCGTTGTTTTTTGCCTTTTTATCCGGGTAGTAGTAAACAGCCGCTAGGGCTTCTTGTACGGCTTTTACTGCTGATCCCTTTGTAAGAGGATTCGTGACTTTTAAAATGCCGGTAGGCAGGTTGTATGACTTTTTAGCAGGCTTGGAAACTGCTGTTTTGGATGGTACTGCTGTTGTTGGTTTAACAGTCGGCTTTTTATTTGTGTGAGCAACGGCGATCCCAGCTTTGAAGCTGTCCCAACGATTAAGCAGCTTTCGCGGACAATTTTTGCCGCTCCATCTCTTATGTGGCACAACGTTGGCCAATGGAATGCCTTGCTCGGTCATCAGCTGACGAATTAGCCATTGGGCGTTCTCAACTGCCTTTTCAAAGTCCCCATCAGCATTCTCACAAACCTCGATACCAATTGATTTCATATTGCCGGTTCCCCGACCATCTCCCGCATGCCAACCGTTTTCGTTTAGCGGCAAATGCTGATAGATACAATTTTCATCCACAGTAAAGTGCCAGCTTACCCCCGTGCTAGATCGCTTAACAAAACTAGCGTGATTAGCTGCGTCTGCTCCTTTTTTAGTATTAGCAGTATTGTGGACCGTAATATATAAAGGCTTCATGTAGTTGCCAGGACGGTTCTTGTTGCTTTTCGGAATATAATCTTTAATGATTTTTACCACGTTCATCGTCTCCTTTGATCAATTTAATATAAAAAGAGCCGCCTCTTGGCAGCTCCTTACTTCGTTAATCCTTTTTGTTTTAGAACTTCTTTCTGCTGCTGCCCTTTCGATGTTACATAGTTGTTTTTGAACCAAGCCATCAAGGTTGTAACAATTGTAAAAATCATTGAACTTGCAAGATATAACGTTTCAGCCAACGAAGTGACTTGATCCTCGCTGATCGGCAAGATTGGCTTACCAAATAGAATTAACGTTTGGTTGATTAATGCCATAAAAAGAAGCACTGTACGGATCACAGTGCCTTTGTCGAAGTTTTTCATAATTGTTTCCTCCTACTATTTTAAATTCCGTTCAATTTTATCGAGTTTATCGATCACCACGTCATACTTCTCACTAAACTTTGCTAAGACTTCATTTTGCGCCTCAATTTGCTCATTGAGTTTGTTTTCTCTTTCCTTTGTTGTATTTAGAACATAAAACAATACCCAACAAAAAAGAACCGCAAAGGGTCCTTGTGTCATCAAATATTGCGCCAAATCCATTTCCACCATACTCACCTACTCCTTCACATTGTCCACCTCCTTAAAGAAGGCAAAATAAAAAGCCCCTCTAGGCTTCGTATTGTTCTCCTGTTATTTCTTGATAGTCTTCTTTGTTAATCCAACCGATTTCTACATAAAAGGCAATGTCTTCAGGACCGTAACACTTCCAATCCCAAAACTGCTTTATATCCGCAACTGTTGGATATATCATGATTTTTCACCACCCTTCAACTCCTGAATCTCAGTCATAAGTTGAGCCAATTGTTTTGCCATTTGTGCCTCACGCAATTTAGCTGCAGCTGCTTCTTTTGAAAGCTGACTCAATTGTTTAGTTAAGACCGCATTTTGCTGTTTTAGTAAATCAATATCATACGGCGGTTGCTCTGTTTGTAAGCTATCAATGTATTCCTGGGTTGCCGACTCACTCCATGTCTTGCTTGTGGGATTGTATTTCGCGATGTACAACCCTTCTTGCGGTTGAACGTCTGTAAACCCTTCTGGAATTTCAGCATCATCTGGGATTTCTTTATCTCCACCAGGTATATACTTAAAATCCTCATCGTACGCGTATATTGGCTTCATATGATTTATCCCTCCTTTGCCTTAAACATACAATTCACGACAATAAACTCAGTATTGCTGCTTGTGCTTTGTATGCAAAAACGGCCATCAGTTGCGATATATTGTCTACTATATTGAGGTCCTTTAAAACCACCGGTACTTGAAGCGACTCCAAGATTGTAGAAAGGAGCAACTGGTTCACATCCTTCTGGTAACGTAAAGGCAGGTACATCACCTAATGTCCCTCCGGCAATTGCTCCCTTAACAGTAACAGTTCCAAGCGCATCCTTTGCAACACGTACCCGATAATCATTATTGACCTCAGACTGATATGTTTTCCACCCGTTTCCGATTGTGGGGTACTTCCAATTGAGTTTTGCATCTGTGTCAGTAAGAACACGTTTCCAACCTGTGAAATTCCCCTCTGTATGAACAGTTCCGAACCAATGTAGATTATCAAAACTTCGACATACATGAATGTTTTTTCTTGTTACAGCAGTATCAACATCGATATTAAACCAACCTGAATCATTGGTTGTCGGAATGTTTGTAAGATATTGACCAGCTGCATAATAACGGCCAGGAGGCAATGATAAGACATCTGTTCCGTTTAATACTTTGGGGAGCGGTTTACGTTCACCTGAATCTTGCGTCAATTTATAGAGTTGGCCATTGTTCCATTTATCTTGTTCAGCTATTGTCGGCAGCCTCGTCCAAGTGATAGATATATGGTTGGAATTATAGTAGAAGTAATATGCATTGCCTGACGTGTCTACTGCAAAACCGGTTCCGATGTTGTTTTGTCCCACCGTCTGAATACCTCTCAAATAGGCATTGCTTGGCGCTGGGGAATCTTCTACACCTGGGGATGCAATGAAAGTACAGGTCCCTTTGTCTTTAATCGCATCATAAATATTTTTGTCAGCTGGAACAGAGATCAAGTATTTGCCGTCATCAGCTGTGATTTTATATAACTGCGATTCATTCCATTTCTTTTTCTCCGCTTCAGATGCATGCGGCTTGGTATCGTCAATATGTCCAATGATTTGATCTAACAGTCCATAGTCATTTTCAAGCAACACTTTAACCATTTCATTGAACAAATCCGCATGAGCCTTGTCACTTGTTTCAAACACTTTAGGAGATTTAATGTCCATCGATGAGCACTCCTTTCCTAGTAAATATCATCAATCTCAAAGATGAATTCAATGTCACCATCCTTTTGCTTGTCTGTCATAGTGCGGATGGCGGTGAATTTACCGTCTTCGTCGACAAGAGCTAATTCGTTGATCACTTCTCCTGCAAGCTCTCCTTCAGCGATGGTGCATGTGTACCGGATCTTCGCCGGCTCCATAAACTCGTATGAATCAATCTCCTTTTGAACAAGTTCACTCTTTAATTCTTGTTCTGTTCCATCCAGAGAGATTGGCTTTCCGTCCTTAGTTCCACCATTCCCAAAAGCCATCTTAACCACTTTTGTGAGCTTCGTTCCTTCTGCTCTAGCCTTCGCCATTTGTTGCCGAGCATAAAGCGTTGTTACGGTTAATTGATCAGCCATTATGATCCTCCTTTATAAATCTATTTGTTTGGACGTGGCAGCTAGATATTTTGAACCATCTAGCGATACTGATCCATCAAGCGTCCAATATTTCTGCTTAATGATTACACTTCCGCTCTGATCATTTGATACATGAGCAGCCATGCGGAATGTTACTTTCCTTTTTTCTTTATTTACGTGTTTGAAACGAGATCGAAGTGTAAGAGCTGCTTGTTGATCTGTTTCGTGTTTGGCTCCTACCATGACATATCTTGTACGTCCAAGAACTTTCATTTCTTTTTTGAGCTTCAAGGCCAGCTTTAAAGATTGCCGGAAGCGCACTGGAATATCTGTTGAATTGCGCGATCCGCTCAAATAAAAAGTGCCATTAAGTAAAAACTCTCCATTTAACAGAATCGGGATGTGATCAAAAAAGCCCACTCTGCTGCGCAGTGTGAGCCGGTTATGATAGTCTTTGATTTCATGAATATCCGTATGATGAACGCTTGTGAATTTGTAAGCCAAGTGTGCAGGCTTTAAGTTTTCAAGCGTCTCCACAATGTATCTGGTGTTCTGCAGGTCATCCAAATTAACACGAAGGGAGAAATGATAGCGGCCTGTCGTTAGACGAACCACTGCGCTAGGTTTCTTCAAGAACCGGTTCACTGCTCTTTCTAGGGATGCATACGTGATCGGTGGAATGTTTGACATGAGATTCAATACACGTGCCCTTCTCAATTCAATCGAGTCACCTGACTCACGCTGCACCTTCAGCATTCTTTCCCATCGATCCAATCCCCATGTTGCTGTGATCGGAAAAAGCTGATCAGTCATATCAAAAATAGAATCATCTAGCCTTTCCATCTCAGGAGCCTCTGATTTCATTAATTCATCAAATTCAGTGATCTCCGTTAGATAAGCAGGCAGGTAAGCTTTCATTTCATCAAGCTTGCTCAATGACGTTCACCTGCCCTAGACGCGGAATTTCAATGTCTTGGAGGGGCAAGTTTTTGGATTCGCCGTTTATCAAGACATCCGCATAATCAGAGACACTATCCGCATGATATAAAATGTCATTGATCGCTGACATTCTGATCACATTTTCTTCAAAGGCAAGTGATTTTAGAAGCGCTTTGACCTTCTCTTCAATCTCTTGTTGTGCATCTTCAATGGAGTAATCCATTTTAAGCTCCACAGATACGGACACCTCAACATCTTTCCACTTAGCACTTTCAACAGTTGCAGTCGCTCCAATAGGTGCTTGGCCTTCCCCTTCTCCTGGAACCGGATCAATGTACTCTTGGACCTTATTGACGAGCAGATCCGTCGCAACATCAAAATTACCATCTGTGATGACAATTTTGACTGTTCCTTCTCCGTTCCAAAGAGGAAAAACCTTTGCCCTGCCAACTCCTTCTACTTCTTCAGCCCACTTTTTATAATGAGCTTTGTTGGCACTGACAGCCTCCCGCCTTGCCCTCATCAAGTACCGTTCATACAGAGCTTCATCGTCTTCTTCCTCTTGCCCTGGTATCTTCAATTCTTCAAATATGACAGACTCAAGTCCTGGTATGTTATCGAGCGATAGGAGCGGCAGCTCTGCAAAATTCCCATTGCCTACAGCACCAGTCGTTTCACATTTCAAAGTTCCATCAGATTCAAACTGAAAATATAGACTATCAATGTAGAACCTTGATCCCGTTGGTATTCTTATACCTTCGGGCGAGACTTCAACGGACCATACAGCACTTGTGGCCGCTTTACGAGTGATTCCAACTTCAGCAGCTCGTCTATCTAAAAATTCTCCCTGCGCTGTATCCGCAAAGACAAGATCGAATACCTGATCAAGCCATATATAAGATTGAGCAAGTTCCGCAGCTGCAGGAGCCAACGCATTCCATATGACGCTGTTTTCACGTTTATCAATATCATCGGGTATACGTTCCAACATGCGTTCCATGATGGCTTCATAAGACTGATCTTCAAACATCTTCGCCAATCACCTCCTCGATCTCCAAGGTTCCCTCATCTGTCACAACATTAAAGACCACCTTAAAAGTTGCCCCTTCTTTAGTGATCTCAAAATCTTGCACACTTTCAATTCTTTCATCAACAAGAAGTGCTTCTTCAATGAGCCGCGGGATCTCCATCTCCTTGTATTCGTCCGTTGATTCTTCATCAGAAACAGCTTCCTGCACTTCGCATCCTACGTCATGGCTATAAACAGCATGCGAATATCGTTCAGTTCTAAGGGCCATATAGACAAATTGGCGAATGGCATCAAGACCATTGATCTTTTCATTGGTTAGACGTCCTGACTCGAAATCGATACGGTAGGTGGTCGAAGGTTCAACAATATCCTCTTCGTCCTCATCCAAATCCTCAATCTCTTCTTCAGGTGAAAGAGCCATTATGAACCACCTCCTACTACTTTATCTAAGATGTAAAACGTTTGTCCGCCTGTCATCGCAAGGACCATGACACTATCGCCTTCTTCTAGCTCATCATCTTCCCCCTCGTCTAAGCGGGCTGGCCAGATAAGAAGTTCTTCAGGAATGATGAGTTTATCATTCTCATTGAGTCGAACACTAAGAGGGGAAACAGACACCATATCACCGAGTATCAATTCCATTGGTGATTGTGCATCAACAGCATCGACAGCCAATCGCTTAATTGCCTCGCTTAGTTTCATGTCTGGTTCCCCGTTGGGATCGTATTCTTTTCAACGACATCAATCGTCATGGTGTGTTTGGTTCCTTTAAATTCATGGCTGTCTTGATCGATCCAGTACGTTTTTTTGATACCGATATCAGGAATGATGATGCGTATTGGCATGCCGCTTTGTAATCCAGGAATACCTAGAGCTTGGATACTTTTGAGTTCTTTTTTCACGCCCTTTTTCTGTGAGAGACGAACATCAGCCCTCTTTTGCAGCTGTGCCTGATTGATTTCCCCTGACACTCTTTCGACGTGTTGCAGGATGCCGTATTTACTTCTAGCAGCACTATCATTCGCCACAGCCAACATCTCAATCTCTTTCTTTTGCGTAACAGTTTTCGGCTTCGTGGTTTTAGCTGTTTTCTTATCTTTGTCTTGATCAGTAGCCTTTGATTTCTTTTTTTCCTTCTTCAGCACCTTAATTTTTTCCACATGTGTTGCTCTCATCTTCACACGTGTGGCCGTTTCCTCAATCGAGGTGCTGTACTGATAATCAATGAGATTCACGCCTGATTCAATTACCCAAACTTCGGACGGATCAGGCCAAGCTCTCAGCCCCATCTTGCCTTTAGCAGAATAGATTTGATAGTTACGTCCTGTTTGCTTCTTTGTTTCTTTCAACGCCTGCAGGATGATGTCATAAAGGCTTGTATCGTTTTTGAATACAAGTGATTTAATGACATGGCCAGTGTTAGCTATCGACGTCATCGGGATCTGAAAATCTTGACCAAGCCGCTTCATTATCTGATCAGCCCGCTTGTTTGCAAAGACATAGACATCCTGGTTCTTCACCAAATACTGAAGCATGTCGTAAGCAGTAAAAGTGAGCTTTTCGTCCTTCGGCGTTCTTGCAAACACTGTTCCTCTGAAAAGTTCTTTTCCCTTCCACTTGAAAAGAACCGTGTCACCCTCTTTGATGCTGTAATATTTTTGTGAACTCTGTTTAGTCACGATAGTTGCTTGTATAGATCGGGGAGCTTGATACCTTTGACCACGAAGCGTGATGCTCTCTGTCACAAGCTCATACATGGTCCCGCTCCGCACTGCAAAGAGTTCTATCAATCGGATCACCCCTATTGTGGTATTTTTAATTTTTGACCAGGGAAAATCCAATGCCCTGGTTGTCTAATATTGCGTCTACTCCGCTTGATCATCGCAGCTTTATTCGCATTCCAAATGCGACGCCACTTTGTGCTATCACCATAGAAGCGGCCAGAAATATCCCACAAGGTATCACCCTTTTTAACGGTGTACACTTTTGGTGCGCCTTTTGAGCTGCGTTTTTTGCTGCTCTTTTTGGCTTTCCTTTTAATTTTTCTAGGTGATGCAGTTTTATATTCTTTAAGCTGCAGCGTGAATTCTCGATCACCAACATCATAAGTACCTTCATTGTGATTGAAGCTTTCTATGCTGCATTGCATATTGATTTTGGTTCCTGTGACAATAAAGCGTACGGGCTTTTTTGATTTCATGAATCGCTCTATTTTGGCGATCGCATTCTCTGGTGAAGGAATCCTTTTATATTCGGCAATCGGTGTATATTTCTTTGGAAAAAACGTTGTAAATGAAATTTGGCGAGCCCCTGGTACATCCAAAAATGTAAGCTCGCCAAATTTTGATACTTTGATAGATTCATTTTGTACGTTGTTGTTCAGTTCAAGTTTTTCAGGAAGGACAGGGAATCGTAATTTGTCCTTCCCTTGCGAAATCCAAAGTTGATATTTTGATTTAGCCATCGATCACGACTCCCTTCGTTCCTGTGTTGATTTCATTCTCTAACTCATCAATCAACATCTGTTTGATCTTCTCTGCAAGCCCTTCTGCATCTTGGCCATTATGATAATGCTGCTCACCATTAAAATTAATGATGATCTGTTTTGATCCACCAGAAGCAGAAGGTGCATTCGCTGTGCCAGCTGTTACTGTTTGCACCTGCCCTTGTGAAAGCTCAGATGATGCAGTGTTGGCCGGATCATATACGTCCATTCCTAAAGCCTGTGCAGCTTGAGCCAACAAGTAGCGACCACGTATGCCTCGTTCTTCAGGAATAATCCATTCACGCTTGTTTCCTTCACCGACTCTAGCTATCTGTTCCTGAGTGATCAGTCCCCCGTTTGCATAACCCTTATATGGTCCACCGTTTCTGATACTTCTCAATCCAGGCGTATTGTACACATTCCCATATCTGCCTTTGATGTAATTGATAGCAGCTGCAGCATTATGAATCGGGTTCCAGATGTCGTTCATGCCGCTTGCCTTATTAGAATTAAAGGTCGGATCAATGGTCTGCATCAACCCTTTAGATGGCGTTCCTCTTTTGGCGTTTGAATCCCATAGGTTGATCGCTTTCGGGTTTCCACGTGACTCATGCTGCGCGATCGTCATCAAACCAGGTAACCAGCTCATAGATGTACCGGTTGCCATCAGAGCTGCCATAAGCCATTGTTGAACACTCAGATTAGATGCGCCCATTCCGCTAAATGCAGCAATTAAGGAACCGGCTTGATTCTCTGCGAATTTCTTTACATCAACTGAATCAAGACCTTTGACGACACCGATTGATGCGAATTTCCCAAGACTCATCATGACACGTGAAGGAGAATGTATATCTAATTCTTCTCTAAACGCCTGTTCTACTTTCTTCGCCATGTCCTTGGCCGCTTGTGTCACTTCGCTTCCTTTTGACCTCATACCGCTGTTGAATGAGTCAATCAGTCCACCGCCCCATGTAGGTGACTCTTGTCGGGCAGATAAGAAAGGTTGTCTTACATTTTGATCTAAAAATTGACCTGTGCCAGTTGGTGTCATGCTTTGACCTGCAGCAAAGCCGGTGACAGTTTGTGCTCCATACTGCGGAGTCGCTGCCTGAATTTGAGTAAATGGCTGCTTGATATTAGCTTGTTTCCACTGTTCAAGTGAAACCACTTTGCTGTTTAACCCTTTTTCAAATTCAGTGCTAAACTGTTCCCCATATTTTGATGCGTTGCCGGTCTCTCCAATTGATACAGATCCACTTGTAGAAGTGGAAACTGATGAAGCAGCTGCTGGTCTCATAGGAGATGATGAGCTTGCTGGAGAGGTTGGTGATGCACCGTTTGGCACTACGGACATTCCAAGATGAGAAGCTGCTTGTGCAAGTAGCATCTTTCCTCGTCCTTTGTTGTTTTCAGTCGGGATGACAAACTCTTTCCCAGCCTCGCCGATCCATGATAAGGTAGGTTGGGTGATATAACCACCGGTGGCTTTCTGATCTGGCTTTTTCCCCTTAGTAGGGACTTTTTTCATACCTGTTTTTTCTTCACCTATTCCTTCAAAGAATTTAAATCCTTTTCCAGTAATCTCTTTTGCTTTACCAACCACTTTACCAACTAAACCGAAAAACCCATTCCATATTTCTGTGAGTTTTTCAGCATGACCCTTCAACGGTTTAAATACTTTCTCTTCAAACCATCCACTCACTGTTTTCCAAATACCCTTGATGATTTTCCATGCATCCTGAAATTTCTCCCACACGAATTCAATTGCTGGCTTTGCATATTTTTGATACGGCTGCCACACATACTCATCAAACCATTTGGCAAGTATAATCCAAGTGGTTTTAATCCAATTCCATGTATTTTTAAACAAATTCCATATAAAGATAATGGCTGGCAAAGCGTAAGTTTTAAACGGCTGCCATACATACTCATCAAACCAAGTTGCAAGTATCACCCATGTTGTTTTAATCCAGTTCCATGTACCTTTGAATAGATTCCAGATAAACATGATTGCTGGAATGGCATATGTCTTAAATGGTGTCCACACATATTCATTAAACCATTCAGACAATACTCCCCATGTCTCTTTGATCCAATTCCATGTATCAACAAGTTTATTCCATACCCATCCAATGGCTTCTACTGCATATTTACCATATGGTTTCCATACCTTTTCCATGAACCAAGTTGATGCAACACCCCATATGGTTTTAATAATGTTCCAAGCAACGGTGAAAACACCAACCACAAAGTTGATGATTGGTACAACAAAGTTATAAATAGGTATGAATACTTTTTCCATGAACCAGTTAGAGACTTTCTCCCAAGTGGTTTTAATTTTTGTCCATGCTTTTTCAAAAAAACCACCAATTGGTTCAGCCACGTTGTCATTGAACCAAGTAGAAATATCTTTCCATGTATCTTTAATCCACTTGATTGCATCCTCTGACCATTTGACGATCTCATCCCATTTTTTCTTGATGGTACCGTTATCGAACATCTTTCCAATCCATTTGCCAAGATCACCGCCAAAGATGCTTCCTAAGATTCCACCGATAGCTGTTCCGATACCAGGTGCGATCATTGTTCCGATTGCGGCTCCACCAATACCGCCACCTAGATTTCCTGTGAACCCACCGATCTTCTCGCCTTTATTATCATTGTTCATACCGATTAATTCGGTGGCGGCAATCAGCGTACCGAGAATAGGAATGCGTTTTCCAATACTCTTTGCACCTTTACCGAGATTTCCTAAGAATCCACCGCCTCGACCTTGGTTTGGCATTGTTGGACGTACCGGCTCCCCTCTATTGATCCAAGGCTGACGATATTCAGGAGGTCGTTGGTTCCTTGGCGGTCGCCCGGCTCCTCCAGAACCTCCAATTACACCACCGCTCGTTCCTGCTCCCATTCCTCCTCTTAAACCTTTGCCCCATTTGTAGACAGCAAAAGCTCCGGAAAGAATGGATTTGAGCGGCTTTAACAACGTGGCCACTTTTCCAAGGAATGCGAGTGCAAATGCATTGGCAATCAGCGCACCGGCAATTGAACCTTCGCCAGTAAGGGCATTCCAGTTGATCTCACCGATCTTTTTAGTGATCCGAATACCTAATTGCACCGGATCAAGAGCTTCTAAAAAGGATTCGATGAAGATCTTTCCAGCCTTTGCTCCTGCATCAGTGAAACTATCCTCAGACTGCTTGTCATCAATACCAAGTAGACCGTTGATCACACCGTTTATGATGCCGCCGTAAGTCTTCCCGACATTCTCGGCCATTTTGAAAAGACCAGGCTTTCCTGTCTTTTCCCACCATTGGCCAAAAACGTCTTTCGTATTATCAAGAACTAGCTTCCACCGAGTTTCAAAGTCCATTTTTCTGTATTTTTCTAGTTGTTCAAAGTGCTTCTTCAGCTTAGGGTTGTCCTTAAATTTCACTTTGAGTTCTTGCGTCTGCTTTTTGGTTAACTTCTCACCAGGAAACAGAATTTTAAATTGATCACCAATGAATCCGAAAACACTCTTTGTCGGATCAAGGAAGCTGTTAGCAAATTTCTTGCCCGCCTTTTCAGCTTTATTGGAAAGATCGGTCAGTACAAAGGAATATTCCCCGCGCCACGTTCTAAATGCTTCTAGTGCAGGTTGAAACGCAGCTGCAAGTCCTTTACCCCAAGGCATAAGGATGCTGTTATTTATGAATGATTTAACACCCAGAAATAAGTTGGCCAAGTTGTCCGACATTTTGATCATCATGTCGTTGTATTTGCCAAATTCCTTCGTGACTTCCGGCCAAGTTTTATTTATGTCCTTGCCGCTCTTTGCAAGTTTTTCGAGCTTGCCTCTGGCATCGCCTGAGATCGCCCCCATTTCTTGAAGAGCTGCCGTTGCGTCACCGATAGGACGCCCCGATTTAATGCCGTCATATAAACGCCCCATCCATAGCGCAACTTCTGAGAACGGTCGCTGAACACCTGCAGCAACATCCCCGACTAGCTTCATACCTTCAGTCGTAGAAAGGGCATTGCCCGTAAACACCTGAAGAACTCGACTTGACTCGAAAATTTCATCACGAGTAAATGGCGTTTGACCAGCAAAGGCTGTCAGTTCATCCAAACGTGCATCTGCTTTTCCTCTGCTGCCGAGCAGTGTTTCAAAAGCCGTGGTCATGTTCTGTCGATCCGCCACCATTTTAAGTGGCACAACAATACCACCTGTTGCACCGGCTCCTACTCCAAGCAAACCAAGTGTACTGGTGACAGCTGACACAATCCCCCGTAATGGTTTTGTGATAAGATCAAGGACCTTAATTGTGGTTGTGTAAGTCCGTCCCAAATGGGTATTTGCAAATGAGACAGCCCCACGTACTGGAGCGGTGAAACGATCAATCGCATTAATCGCCACCCTGTACTCAGTACCGAGTGTATTTCGAGTATAAGAAGCTATACGGCTTACCGTGCGCCGGACCATATCAACGGCTCTAATTGTATAGCTGTAACCTCGACCAAGCTGACGCGCTGCATATGAAGCAATACGTTTGATTCCCGCCGTTGCCCGATCATGAACCGTTATGGCAAACCGTTCTACTTTGCCAAACTTCCGATCGATGTAGCGACGAAGCCTGACCAGCCCTGGTGTTGCCTGATCTTTAATGCGCATCAGCACGCTATGAGTACGCGGCATCTTGCGTTGTAAGAAGCCATTGAACTTTCTCAATGCTTTTGTGGCCAGATCATTTACTTCCAGTGTCAGCTGATAGGTTCTAGCAAGATCACGCAATATGAACCGCTGCACACGTCTTAAAGCAATTGTGGCATTGTCCCTGATTCTTAGAGTGATTGGCCGCTCTGATCTGCGGCGCAATCTATCAAGTCGTTCTAAGTCCCCTCTGATCAAACGCAACTTACGCGTGATCCGGTCTTGTAAATCAAACCGAGCTGTCAAACGAGCCATGTCTTATCCCCCTTTCTTCGATTCCTTTTCTAACACTTCAAGTTTGTGGGCTATCAACCCAAATAAAAAGCCCTTGAAACGCCTTGGCGCTTCATAGACCTCTAAGAGTTCAGACGGGGAGTAATGAAGCTCATGCATGCAGTAATACAGATACACAGCCTCTTTGTTCCCGTCTTTTATTAGTTTTTTGCTTCTGTTTCAAGGTCCTCAATCTCGTCTTCAAAACCGTTGACCTCAATAGCTTTGTTTAACCAGTTCGCATATTCACCGCCGACAGATAGGACACGTTTTGCCACTTCGACTGGATCTTGGGTGTTGTATGCTTCGCGCAATTCTTTTGACTTAAAGTCAGGATAAATAGTTGATTCAACCGCAATACGTGCGTAAAAACGTTGAGAATCTAAGTCTTTCACACGTCCACGACCTTTAACATTTTTGAAAGTCGTGTTTTCTTTCTCAAGTTCATCGATGCGCTCTGTTGTGATCGCTTTGAAGACAAAAGGAATGACATTCCCTTTTTTATCAACGAAACGCTTTGAGATAATGGATTTGACTTCTTCCGCTTCTGTTGTTTGTCCTGGCATAAAGAATGAAAGATCATATACGTTGTTTGTTTGTTTTTCGCTCATGTTTAAAAACTCCCTTTGATTTGTTTTTTTGAATACAAAAAAGCACATCCATTTTTTGAATGTGCTTTCCAATCTTTTCATGTATAATTGAG